CCCCCCCCCCCCGCCCCCCGCCAGCGCCGCCGGAGGCGAAGGCAGCCACGGGCTCCTCCAGAGCGATGGCGGAGTAGACGCGGGTCAGAGCACCGGACAGCCGAGTCTCAATCAGGTACTTCTGCTGGTTGAAGTCGATGTCGAACTGGTCGAACCGGGTGATCTCGCCGCCCTTGGTGGAGCCCACGGTGTAGTCGGTCAGGTTGACGAAGATGCCCAGCAGCTTGTGCTTGTGGCCCTCGTCATCCATGCGCACCAGACCCTCAAACTGCTCGGCAGTGTAGAGCTCGCCCACATTCAGGGCGGCGGCCAGGTCGGCCTTGGAGGTGTAAATGCGGCGGCCGTTCATGTCCCGGGCCAGCAGCATCACGTTGACCATATGGGGCGTGCAGAAGAAATCGGGGGTGCCGGTGCCCTTGTACTTCTCACGGGCATAGAGGGCGGCGGCGATGACTGCCTCAGCATAGATATAGTTCTCGCCGAAGCTCATGCTGGTCTTGCTGCCCTGGAGCTCGGCCTTGGCGGCCTCGATGTCCACGTCGTAGTGGATGGTGTAGAGGTCGTTGTCGTTCCAAATGGAGCGGATGTGATCCTCGGAAATCTTCATCTCATCATCCGGCTCACGGCCATCGCCCACCATGATGGCGGTAGCGACATCTTCATTGATGTTCTCCCGCATAACGGCGTACTGGTACTCCACCACATCGAAATCGGTGATGTCGATGATGTCGTCCCGGTGCAGGGCATCGGTGCGGTACACGGTCTGGGGATCGGTGGTCCGGGTGATGACGTTCATGTTGCCGGAGAGCTGCTTACGCTTGCCCTTCTGATAGCCGTGGGCCCGGATACTGTCCTTGCGGGTGTCCGTCTGGCGGGTGCGGATGCGGCTGATGGGGCTCTTGTGAACCTTGCGCATGACAACGCTCACCCAGCCCTGGTCACGAGCGACCCGCTCAGGAGCGCCGGGGCGCAGATCCTTGTAGTCGGGGAACAGGCTCTCGATGTTGTCGATGCCGTGCTTGAGTTCGTTCTGATCAGCGTAGATCTTCAGAGCAGTCCGAAGGCTGCCCACGCTGCTGCTCTTGGCCAGAGCAAGAATGTCAGCGCAGTCGGAGTGGCTCAGAACGGTGTCCTGAGTGTCTTCGGTGTCGAACACATTGTGCTTCATGGTCTTGTTTCCTCCCTTAGATTTGTCGGATTTGTTGTCGGGGTCATCGGGGTCCTCTTCCTCGTCATCCTCGGCGTTGTCGTTCACCTGCTCCGCGGCAGCAGCAATCAGAGCGTACATGACCTTCTTCTGCTTCTCGTTCATGGTGTTGACAACATCCTCGATGGTCTCCTCGTCCTCGGGCTTCTCTTTGCCCTTGGGCTTATCGCCATCCTTAGGTTTGTCCCCGTCTTCGCCCGCGTTGGGCTTGTCATCAGGCTTCTCCTTGGTATCGGCCTTGTGGATCAGCGGGGGCTTCTCATCGGGACGGTACAGGGAAATAGGCTCGTAAGCGGACAGGATCATCTCCTGCTCACCACCTTCCCCATGAGCCATGTCCACGAAGTCAATGAAGGCGCCGGGATTCGCACCGGCCACTACCAGGCTGACCTCGCGGATGTCGCCGTGCATGACGTCCTTGTTCGGCGTCTGCCGGAGCCCATTGGCATAGATGGAGAGGGACACAATGTCCCCGTGCTGCACCAGCTCCTTGGCCGCTTTGCCGCTCTCACTCTCGTTGAACGTGCAGTATGCATAGACGCCGTCCTTGCGGTTCTCCAAGAGGGCGTGGCCCAGGATGTTGGTGGGTTCGTTGTGCTGGTGGTTCCAAACAAGAGGAACCGTCTTCCCGTCGCAGTGCTCGAATGCGTTGTGGCGAATGGTTCGCCCATCAGCGCAGACAAGATCGTTTCGGGTAGCCCAGCCACTAAAGTCAAACTTCAGATCCATTTTGAACATTTCCTCCTTCGGATTCAGATGGTGGCTGTTCGCCCTCCCCTTTCGGGGCGCTTAGGTTACTGTTCCGGAGCTCGTCCGCCTTGGGGTCCTTCGACGGCTTCATACCGATCTTCTGCCGGATCTCGTTGGAGGTCATGATCTCGTTGCGAGTCATCTTGTCGGCAATTTCGGCGATGTCGTTGATGGGCACCAGCCTGAACGGGTCTCTGAAGAACAGGATCGACTGCTTCTGTGACCGAGCAGTTTTGGTGAGGAATTTCCTCTTCATTTCGTCAACAATGGCGGACAGGATGGGTTCGATAGTCCGGTTGTCGTAGTTCAGCTTCGTCCGGTCATCAGCAGTGCCGTCCAATATCCCCTGGGTGATCCCCAACTGGCTGTAAAGCATACTCGTCAGGTATTCAATCTGGGACATCAGATTGTTGTCGATGGGCCGGTTCAGCTGCACCACATGCTCCGTGCCGTCGGTGTAAGCGACGCCATACTTGGAGCCGGACAACTGTTCCTCAATATCTCTACGGCGTTTTTCCGCCTGTTGACGTCTCGCTTCCGTCTTGATGACGTAGGGGAGCTGGATGATCAGATTGAGCTTTCCGGAGCCGCTCTGTTCGTCGATGGCGTCCAGAATGTTCAGCTTCCGGATCAGCCGCTGCATGGTGGAGTTGGGCTCGTTCATGATTGCGAAGAACGGGTTCTCCACCAGGGCCACTGTGCTCTTGGGCAGGATGATGTCCTGCTTTTCACCCCGCTGCTCGTTATAGACCCGCAGCTTTACGTGCTGTGGATACCATTCCAGGACCTTGCCGACCCGCAGCTTCTCGATTTTGTAGGAGCCGTTTTCCGGGTCGATATCGGTGTCCGTGGGCACGATGGCCACGCAGCCCTCGTCCAGCATGGACATGACCACGTCCTGGATAAAGGCCCGTCCGGTCTGGTCCAGATTCGCCTCCAGGGACAAGCAGGAATTCAGCGAGGAGTCGATCACCTCGGTAAACCGCCCGTCCTCATCCAGCCTCGCGTGCTGGATGGCGATGGAGGACGCGTCCAGCGCGATCCGGTTGTAGACCGATGTGATGATGGACCGCTCATTGCCCCGGCTGAAAATGGGCCGGTCCGGACGGTAGGAGGAGCTTGGGCCAAGCGGGTATCGGAACCCAAAGGTTTCGTTACCCAAAAAAGCGTTCCAGGCATGTTTCAGCCTGGAACCAAATGCAATTTCCATAATCTCTCACCTCCAGTCCGCGCTTGATGAAATTATGTCGTTGCTCTGTGTGTTGAATTTTGGGCATAAAAAATCCCTCTGTCTTTGAACAGAGGGAAAAGCCTGATAGCTGCTCACGCAAAGAGGAAATAAATCGAGTAGCTGCCGTTTCCTCTTGCTTCGCAATAAATATTAAAAGCTGTGATTTCATCAATTCCGTATGCGCCGAGATTTTCGACAGTATGGAATGTGATATAGCGTTCAAGGCTCTGCTTTAATGCTTCGCCCTGATTGTTCTGTGATGCCGTTACAGGTTTCCACCAAGTAGAATTACTCGGAGTGAGTGAGCTGTCTAAGGCAAGCCCCATATCCAGACCAATGCCGATACAATCTTCCTTGACCGTTTCAATGTCAAATTCATAATCATAGGCGGTTTTAGGCTTTGTATCTTCGGGAACTGTCTACGGTGGTATCTCCGCAGGCGGCTCTGTTTTCTCTGGCTTTTCGACAGGAGCAGAGCTGCTTTCCGTTACCGCAGGTTTTGTTTCAGATACTTGATTTTTTCCTTGCGATACAGGCTCGTTCTGTTTTGAAGTTTCGCTTTCAACAGGCTCATACTCTGTAACTTTGGCATTGCTTTCAAGCTCAGTATCCGTTTTGGCACTTTCACTTTCTTTACTTTCCGAGAAAAAACTGCTTTCTGTGCTTTCTGTTTCGGCGGCGGCTTCTGTTTCCGCTACAAACTCATAATTATCACTTTCTTCGGGAGCTGTTGAAACATCAGCACAGCCGCTTAATGTCAATATCAGCACAAATAGCATTGCAATCATCTTTTTTCGCATAGCATAGACCTCCTTTGCGGCTTCATTATACGAAAAACCTCAGAAGCCCTCAAAGGTAGAAAATCTTTCAAACAAAGAGTTTTGCATATATTCCTTTTTCGGATAGTCTTGGTAGTAAAAAAGGGGGTGAGGTGTGGAGAGGGGGAAGCCGAAAAAGCGGCTATCCACGAAAACGGGCAGACCTCGCCCTCGGTGTGCGGCTATCGTTCCTGAGCTTTGTTTCGCTGCAAGTGTCGGTTGTAAAACTCCAACGCTTTTACAACAAAATCCGCTTCCTGTCCTTTGGGAACAGATTTAGGAATGAGTTTGGTTATCCTCTCGTCACGGAAAGCAGGCTTTTCCCTTTGATTGGGTTTTTCTTCCTCCATAATGCTCTGGATAACCTCGCCTGTCAGCTTACCCTCCTGCATAAACTTCTTCATTTTGATAGCCTGTGCAAGCGACGGGGTAGCGTCGTTGTAGCTCATAGCTTCAAGCAAGGTGTATTGCTGTTCTTCGGTCAGATAAGAGATTTCAACGGCAGGACGAAAAGCAATCTGCCTTTCATCTACCATTTGCAGGATTTCGGGAACAAGCTCGGTCAGACGGATAAAACGGCGGATTTGGTCTTGACTTTCTCCGACAAGTTCTCCTAATTTTTCACGAGAAGTCTTTTTTTCGGACTTCTGTGCCATTGGCACAGAAGTTAAATCATTCCTTTGTCCTTGCCTGTTCATCGCTTCAAGCCGCATTTTATAGGCAAAGGCTTTCTCACTCGGTAAAATCGTTGACCTCTGTAAATTGCTTTCTACCATTACAATAATGGCTTCATCACGGGTCAGCTCTTTAACCTCGCATTTCAGCGTTTCAAGCCCCGCAAGCTCGCAAGCCTTTTTTCTTCTGTGTCCGCTTACAAGCTCATACCGTCCGTCCTCTTTAAGCCGAACGGTAGCAGGGGTCATTACGCCGTTTCGCTTAATGCTCTCGACAAGCTGTTCCATATCCTCGTCCATTAAAACCTTGAACGGGTGGTCTGGAAACTCGTCAATCTGCGATAAGGGAATATCTCTGATTTTACTCAGCTTTGCTTCTGCACGGCTTTCATCTGTCTGAAAAAGGTCATCGTAAGCGGTCAGTTCGATTTTGGTTTCTCTGCTTCTCGCCAATCTCTGCCACCTCCTTTCCGAACTGCTCATAAGCTGCGGCAACCTTACCGCTTTTGTCATAAGCAAAAATGCTCTTGCCCTCTGCGGTAGCTTCCACCGCACGGATAGAATGCGGTATCTCAGTATCAAACACCTTGATTTTTTGACCGTAGGCACTTTTTACCGTTGCCGTGATTTCCTTAGAAATGTTGGTACGGGGCATTACCATAGTCATTAAAATACCGTCTATCCGCAGTTTGGGATTGATTTGTCGTTTTACCATTGACACAGAGCGAAGCAACAGCTCCAAACCTTTCGCTGAAAGGTAGTGCGGCTGTGTTGGGATAATCACGCTGTCTGCCGCCGCCAGAGCATTTATCGTTATCATACCGAGAGAGGGCATACAGTCGATAAGCACATAATCGTAATTCTTCTTAACCTCATTTACATAGGTTTTCAGAACACGCTCACGGCTCATAGCATTGATAAGCCTTACTTCAAAGCCTGATAACTCAATGTTGGACGGAAGCAGGTCAACGCCCTCGCTGTGGTGTATGATACCTTGCGAAACATCAAAAGATTTATCGTCTATGATGTTCTGCATTACGGTGGAGAGCGTTATGGGTATATCGTCAGGTCTGTTGTAGCCGAGTGCCATTGTGAGATTTGCCTGTGCATCGGCATCAATGAGCAAGACTTTCTTTCCTTGCTGTACCAGACCTACGCCCAGATTGACCGCCGTGGTCGTTTTACCGACACCGCCTTTCTGATTGGTCAGAGCAATCACTTTGCAATTTGACATTTGTGCGTCCTCCTTTCGCATAAATTTAGCCGCTTTGTCAAGGCGGCTATGTAAAAGAGTGAGAGAACGCAAAAAAGACCCCCACTCTTCGCCAAAAAAAAAAAAAAGGGGAAG